TTGATTTCTTATTTCTTCCACTTCCCAGATATTTCTTACATCTTCATCTGGTCTTACATATGCTTGTACTTTAGTGACGTTCAAAAATGTTCCTATTCCTTTCTCTGTAACAGTTCCATTGCCATCTGTTATGTTTCTTAATTCAACTGGTTCTTTAAGATTTATTATGATTAGTCCGCCAACCTCATTGTATTGATCAAAATAGTTGTCACTATATGTTGCGGCTGTACACCATTGTGTTCCTTGTCCCAAGTAACATGCGGCTTCTTCGTCCATTGGCCAATATGCTGTTCCAAATTCACTTTCGTAAATCTTTTTATAGCCGCCTGTAGGGAGTTCTTCTTTCTTTCCGTATTCTTCTTTGAAATACTGAACAGAGTTCATAAAGTTTTTTGCAGATGTATATTGAGCAATATCTCTGTATCTTTCTGGAAGTCTTTCTTTCATTTTTTTAAAATCATATAATGACTGACGTAATGTAGACTTGCCGTCTTCTACGTTTGGAAATGCGTGGTAGTTATCAGAAAGAAACCATTTAAGAATATATTGTGTGTATCCTTTCTTTTCAGTAGGGTCATAATCTGCTAATGTTCCAATTATTCTGTTTACAATGGCACCTTTGTGTTCGTTATAAATTTCTGGAGTTAAGTTTTCATATTCTGTTGTGCTATGATTGGAAGTTACTGGTAAATTCTGATCTAGTCGATGCTCACTATTCAATTGATCTAATGTACGAACTGCGATTGTTTCATAATCGTTCCCAACATCAGCATCACCTTTATAACCTGAATTAATTCGTTCAGGTACCATTTTAAGTTTGTCTAGTATTTTTTGTCCGTACGTCTTTGCAAGGCTATCTAAAGCACCTCGGTATTCTACAATGAATTCATAATAACGCATGTATGTATTTAGTTAAATTTTTTTACCCAGAAAGATTGTAATTCCATAAGAATCAAGTATAATACATCACATAAAACAAAGATTGTTTTTAGTGAAGGTACTAGGTTCGGGACACCATATGATCGGTTATAAATTACCCGGTAATCATTTCCCTAGTATTTTCACTAAATACAATCTATCGTTGTATGAAGTGAAGTAAAAGGCACTTTGGACGCCGGTTCGACTCCGGCCACCTCCACCAATAAACAGCAGAGGGGGTGTCAGGGATTCGACAGAGTGATAAGTAACGGAGCAGACAACGGGGTAGGCGATGACCCTAAATCAAGCAAACACTATAATTGACAACAATTATGAAATGGAAGATTACGCCTTAGCGGCCTAATCCCCCGAGGTTCAAGGTAACCTCGTCACCCAATACCCAGGAGGGGAAATTCGTTTCCCCTCCGCCTTTTTCGATAAATACATCTATGAACATACTTGAATTAGAAAAATTTAAAATCGAAGATGCAATTAATTTCCATGATGAATACAATCCTTTGTTGTTTGATGGGGATAAATTAAAGCCTGTTATTAAAAGACAGTTAGATATTATCACTAATGACTTTATTGAATACATGGGAATTCCTGATCTAGCAGTTGAAGATGTAATTATTACAGGTAGTAATGTTGCATATACATATACTCCACATTCAGATATTGATTTACATTTACTTGTAGATTTTGCAAAACTACCTAATTCAGATGTTTACAAAGAATTATTCAATGCTAAGAAGTCTTTATACAATGATACTTACGAAATAACTATCAGAGATATTCCTGTTGAATTGTATGTACAAGACACAGCACAAGCACATACTAGTTTAGGTGAATACAGTTTATACAAAGATGAGTTTACACGTATTCCTACTAAGAAAAGAGCAAACTTAGATGAAATATCAGCAGAAGCAAAGTTTGAAAGATTAGAAGAACTTTGTATTGAAGGCTTAAAAACAAAAGATTTAGATAAAGTCAACGAAGTCTTATCAATTATCAAACGATATCGACAAGCAGGACTAGATACTAAGGGAGAGTTTGGTCCTGAAAACTTAGCATTTAAGGCTATCAGATCAAAAGGATACTTTCAAGCATTGTTTGATTTACGTAACAAGTTAAGAGCCCAACAACTATCTATTGAAGAAGAACTGCTACGCAGAACATTTGAAGAGTCTATTGGTATCACTGAACAAGAAGTCGAACTATCAGAAGAAGGTGTTACTGAACAGTATGGCGAATACGGCGTAGGCATGTTAGCAAGACGATATAATGTGAGCAGAAAAGAAATAGCAAAGCAAGTCGATTTAGGTGTGCGACTCGAAATGAGGCATAATTCTAAAGTCTCAGCAATTACTCCAGAACTTCGCAGAGAACAAGCCTCTGAAATAGCAAGAAACAATATTGCAAAAAGGTTAGACTACTATCAACATTATGACAAGCACATGCAAGAATCATTGCAATATGATTTAGATCAGGAGTATGATGAATATGGCATGCCAGACTACACTAAGTATCTAAATGCAATTAGTAGGATTGTCAGATACACAAAGAGTAAAGGGGAAATCATCCAACGTCTTCTAAAACAATTTCCTAATATAGATAAAAGAGATGGGAAGATGCTCATACAGCGATGGGAAGTGGTAAAGTCGCATAGTAAGAAAGATAAAGAAAGTTTGGTATCAGAAGAAAAGCAATATGCTTTATACGTTGATGGCAATCCATTAGTTAGAGACTCTAGTCGAACAGAAATAGAAAAACATATAGCATTTTTAAAATCTAAGGGTCACAAAGGTAAGTTTGATATTAGATATGTAGACTTCTCTCCTAAAAGAACATCAACAACGATCGGTGAAGCATCAGATGAATCTGATTGGTCAGATGAAGATTTGAAAAATCTAAGTCTGGAAATGCAGAAGATGGCAAAAGAAATGAAACGAGAGTTAAGACTCGCAAAAAGAAGAGCCAAATACCATGGTGTTGACCCTGATACTTATATGGGCTTAGATGAAGCATCAGGATATATTCCAAGTGAAGCACAAAAGAATGATCCAAGATTTTCTTATGCATTAACTAAAGATGTAAGACCAGACACAATGAAGAAAGGCGCAAAAGCAATGGGACTTGGTGATATTGCACGTGACGGTCGTCCACCACTTCTAAGACCAGGAAAGGCTACAACAAAGAAAAAATCTAATCCTAACAAAGACTTTGGTAAAGGCATATACTAAACAGTGGATGATCACAAGCATTTTTTTGTTGATAATTTCTTAGATGTTGATCTATTAAATAAAACAACATTAGAAAAAAATGAATTGCCTTCTGATGAAACATTGCCTATTAAGTGTGGCTATCTAATAAACTCAGATGGTAGTTTAGAAGAAGATAGAAAAAACCCTACTCTATATAATCGATACCATGACAATTCAATTGTTAAGAGTCTACTCCCTGAGTCTACTGGAGAGTTAATTGATCTTATACAATCGCAACTGCAATCTCATTTATCTAATCCAACTGTGTATAATCTTAAAGTATTGACAAACAATGTTATGGACAAGACACACACATGGGGAAGATGGCACAAAGATTTTAATCCTATAGAAGGTTATGATGATCTTACTAATCTTTGGTTGTCATTCTACACAATAAGCGGAGATGAGGTTAACTCAGAATTTCAAATATCACCCACAGAAGAATGGCCAGACATATGGAAGAGAGGCAGAAAAGAAGTCTTATCAAACAATAGACTTTTATGTCATAATATGAATATGGGCCATCAATATCATCAGCATGACAAAAATGATGTAGTTATAGTGTACATTCGTTGGTACGATAATATTATCAAATAATACTTGACATTACTCCCAAAAGGTCTTATAATTACGGGTATGACTGAGAAATTCTCTAATGCAGTAGAAGCCCGTAAATACTTGGACTCTCTACTAAAGCAAATAAAAACCGTTTCGTTCAATGCTGACATCAGGCAGATATGGACCAACGTGAATGCGATGGTCGATGAACTGTCAACTATAGAAGTCAGATGCAGACAACGTAATAATTGGAATGCCGCTGACATATATAGAGCAGAAATGCAAGAAAATTGTAATCTAATAGAGAAATATATCTTAATGCTAACCCTTATGGAGCCAGAAGGTGACTAAGTTGTTGATTCATATAGGCAAAATAATTCAAATTAATTTGCGAAAAGGCTTGACATCAGACCCAAAAGGCTTTATAATATACATATATTCAATAAAACAACGGAGTTAAAAATGTCTCAATTAACTGATAATCTGACTGTAACATCAGTCCAAACTAAGAAAGCACTTGTAAAAGCATTTGCTAAAAAACGTCCTGCTTTTCTATGGGGTCCTCCCGGAATCGGCAAATCTGAACTCGTAGCAGAAATCTGCAACGAAATGGGCGGTCATATGATTGACTTAAGAATGGCTCAGATGGAACCTACTGATATTCGTGGTATCCCCTTCTTCAACAAAGATTTAGGTGTTATGGATTGGGCACCCCCAATCGAACTTCCTTCTGAGGAACTTGCTAGTCAATATCCTATCGTAGTTCTTTTCTTAGATGAAATGAACTCAGCAATGCCAGCAGTACAAGCGGCAGGCTATCAACTGATACTAAATGGTCGTGTAGGCAAATATGTTCTTCCTGAGAATGTTGTCATTGTTGCGGCAGGTAACAGAGATTCAGATAAAGGTGTTACTTACAGAATGCCGATGCCGTTAGCAAACAGATTTCTTCACTTAGAAATGCGTCCTGACTTTGCTTCTTGGCAGAACTGGGCTGTTCTGAATGGCATTCACCAAGATGTAATTGGTTACTTGTCATTCGCAAAACAAGACTTGTATGACTTTGATGCTAAATCTTCTAGCAGAGCATTTGCTACTCCTAGAACTTGGACATTCGTTAGTCAACTACTTGAAGAAGATGATTGCGATGCTGATACACTCTACAATCTTGTAGCAGGTACAGTTGGTGAGGGACTTGCAACTAAGTTCATGGCACATCGTAAGATTGCTAGTAAAATGCCTAACCCATCTGATATCTTATCAGGTAAGGTTAAGGACTTAGATGTTACAGAAATCTCTGCAATGTATTCTTTGACTATCTCAATGTGCTATGAACTTAAAGAGGCACTTAATACTGATAAAGTAGAATCTAAGAAGTTCCACGAAATGTGCGATAACTTCTTCGGCTACATCATGGCTAACTTTGAAACAGAGTTAGTGGTCATGGGTGCGAAAGTTGCACTTAAAACTTACAAACTTCCGATCGAACCTTCTCAGTTGAAAAACTTTGATGACTTTCACAAACGATACGGTAAGTACATTGTTGAGGCAGGCAACTAAAATTGCTGGCCTGGAAGAGTGTAAGGTCCGAGACATTCCTTACACTTTTCCGAACTTTTTACTTGACATGTCTCCCAAAAGGTAGTATAATAGACTTATAAATACTTAAGAGTACTGACACATGACAAAAAACACTTCAACAACTAATAACGACAAAGAGAACAAACTGGCTCATCTAGTCGGTCCTACTGACCCTCAGATAGATAATCAAGCACGTGAACGTTTAATCACTGCTCGTATCGGTCTTCTACTTCGTCATTCATTCTTTGGTAATCTTGCAACTAGACTTGAACTAGTTAATGCTGATGAATGGTGTCCTACTGCCGCAACTGATGGCAAAAGATTCTACTACAATGCACGTTTCATTATGATGTTGCGTAAGAAAGAGGTAGAGTTTCTTGTAGGACATGAAGTGTTACACGTAGTATATGATCACATGGATCGTAGAGGTGACAGAGATCCTCAACTTTGGAACATTGCAGATGATTACTGTGTCAATGCTGACTTGAAACGACATAATGTTGGTGAATTTATTACGACTGTACCATGCTTGTATAATTACAAATATGAAAACATGCCAGCAGAACAAGTATATGATGACCTTTACGAAAATGCAGAATTCATTGATGTTGATCAACTGTTAGAACAAATGCTAGACGAACATATGGATGGCGATGGTGAAGGTGAAGGTGCTGGAGGCGATGAAGACGGTGCAGGTGATAAAGAAGGAAAAGGTCCTGTCAAAATGTCTCAAGCAGAAAAAGATGAACTCAAGCAAGAAATCAAGGAAGCAATTCTTTCAGCCGCAGAAGGTGTAGAGGCAGGTAACTTGCCAAAAGGTGTTGAGAGGATGATCAAAGATATGACTGCTCCTGTTATGGACTGGAATGAGTTGATTCAATCAAATGTCACATCTTCATTTAGCAATGACTATTCATTTATGAAGCCTAATCGTAGAGGTTGGCATATGGATGCAATCTTACCTGGTATGACTCCTGGTGAAGAAATCGAGGCAGATGTCTTTATCGATCTATCAGGCTCTATCGGTTACGAACAAGGTTCTACGTTCTTATCAGAAGTAGGAGGCATGATGTCTCAATTCGATGGTTACAAATTACGTGTCCATTGTTTTGATACAGCAGTCTACAACACCAAAGAATACTCAAGTGATAACATGGAAGATATCGAGCAGTATGAAATGTATGGCGGTGGCGGTACTGACTTTGATTGTATTTTCAATCATCTTAAAGAAGAAGGTCGAGTGCCAAAACTTCTCATAGTATTCACAGATGGTTATCCTTTCGGCTCTTGGGGAGACGAGGACTATTGTGATACAACTTGGATCATTCATGGTGATCCTAATCCGAATCCCCCTTTCGGTACGTTTGCTCTTTATGAAGATCATAAGAACAAGGCAAGGGCCGCTTGAGCAAAGACGAATTAGAACCTCACAGACCTGCTTCGGCAGGTCCAAAGGATAAGTTTATCTATGAAACTCCAGATGGTGGCAATACAGTGTATGCAAGACCATTTGGTGTGCATGAACTAGCACAAAGAAAAAAAGTTTATGAGAACCCGGAGATGCTAAAAGAGAAAGCCTTCTTTGAACGTTGGCATATGTATAGAGATATACTTGAAGCATCAGAAGATAACCCTGCTCTCACCAAGTTACTAGAACAAGTTGAGATCATATATAATTTAAGTAATGAAGAAAGAAGAAATAGTTGAACTGATAACTAAATTAAAATCAGATGAAGATAAACATGGTAAGATTGAAGCCATTGTTTACGATGTTAACGGTGGTATGTTTACTACTGATTCAATCAGATTAGATATGGATGGAGGTAGATTGATAATCAGTCAAATAAACTCTCCTTCATATGATAGTAACAAAAAGAATTGGCAACAAGAATTGGAGTTTGCACGTAAATGAAACTTGAAGACATTAACAAGTCAACTTGGTTTGTTGAAAGATATGTAAAACATGTCCCTAAGCATTTTGTAGCAACTCGTTCTACTGTCACTGATGAAAACTTAGCCTGGGTATACGAAAGAACTTATGGAAGATTTAGTATTGTTAGACCTAATCCAGTGCAAGAAGATGATTCAACGTTAGTTAGTACCTTTTGGTTAGAGAACGTGTATGCATTTGAAGATCCAAAAGAAGCAGTTCAATTTGAGTTGACCTGGGCGTAATGTTTAAATGTATCTGTCATGCTGTTAGAGAAGGTGAATTTGAAAAATATCATCTTATAGGAACTAAATGTGGCAAGTGTATCAATTGTCCTCTGCCAGAAAAAAAACATAACAAATTTTACAAGAAATACAACAAGATGATAAAACGGGTAAATTAGTCCTGTACTTTTATTTTCATACCCTCAAAACGTATTAAATAATACTGTTAATGTAAAAACATACAACCAGGAGAATAGAATGAGTTTTTTAAGACACGTAGGAAAACATGGTGATCGTAAGGTCGCAATAATTTTCCGTGAAGTACCAAATGAAGAACATATGTGTTTAGTCGTATATCCACAATTGTTAAATGCAAATATCCATGATCCATTGATGGAAACTATTGAAAGTGATATCGGTCAGAATAGTGAAGAACTTGCTGATGCGTTAAACAGACAATATACTAAGTCAGGTGATCGTATCCTTCAAGTATTACATGCTGAAGGAATGCTAAAGAAGATTAGAAATTCAGAAGTCATTATGACTCCTGCCGCTAATACTGCTATTAGACTTGATGAACTAAACACGATGCTTAATGAAATGAAGCAAGGTGCAGAGGCTACTCGTAAGATGGCTGAAGCAGATTCGCAAATGGGATTCACAGGCAATGCGGCCAATATCAAAGCACAATCTGAACAAGAAAATGCATTGATTGGTGAAGGCAAACGACCTATGCCGACGATGGGAACAATTGATCCTACTGCGGCAGGCATGAATCAAAGTGGCGGAGCATTATCTGATGCGGCACTTGCAGAAGGATTCAAGCAACAAGCAGAGTCATTTACTGCTCAAGCAGAAGGCATGTTAGCAGAAGCAAGAAGTTTGATGGCGCAGGCCGCTGAACTTTCTCCTGCAAAGCCTAAAGCAAAACGAGCAACTAAGGCAAAAGCAAAAGCACCAACAAAAGCAAGAAAGACTAGTAAGAGCAAATAACCAAGGAGGTTACTGTGGCAGACAAACCCCGCTCAATACAAGACTGGGAACGCCTCCTGGAAGATGTTGAAAAACATCGTATTCCGGTTGAGTTTTTACAAAAACTTGTTTTACGTTTAGAAGGACGAAAACAAAAAACAATTAACATTGACAAATATATTAAGCAAGGGTTTGACAGTGAAACGGTTGAGATCATAGTAGGCAAGATACTATCAGAACATGAAGAATCTATTGAAAGTATTGACTTCATTTTGAATGTACCTAAAATTGCTGATGCAGTACAACCCGAAACTGATAAATTGCTGTCTGGTTTGTAACAGTTATATACATTATAGAAGGGACTTTGTCCCTTCTTTTTTTACTGATAAGGAATAAAATTGAAAGTAAAACTAATTAGTCACTCACAAGCACCAATGTATGAGGACTCCGCATTAGACTTAGTTGCATACTGTGCAAGAGTAAGTAATCCAGATAATCAAAACAATAAAGAAACAAATGAAAAACTTGTAAAATATTTGATGAAACACAAACACTGGTCTCCACTTGAAATGGTAAGTGTTTGTTTAGAAGTAGAAACAACTAGAGATATCGCAAGACAGATTCTCCGTCATAGATCATTCTCATTCCAAGAGTTTAGTCAACGATATGCAGATCCAACTAAAGACTTAGAGTTTGAAATTCGTCAAGCAAGACTACAAGATCCTAAGAACAGACAGAACAGCATTGAATTAGATTCTGAGATGGATGGTCATGCTGTGTTGCAAGGTGAATGGAAAAATAAACAACAACGAGTTATAGATGCTTCACTAGATGCATACAATTGGGCTATCAGTAAAGGCATTGCTAAAGAACAAGCAAGAGCAGTATTGCCAGAAGGTAATACAATGAGTAGACTATATGTAAACGGTACACTACGTAGTTGGGTTCATTACATTGAACTGAGAGAAGCAAACGGTACGCAATTAGAACACATTGAAATTGCGAAAGAAGTAGCAAAGGTTATACATGAAATTTTCCCATTAACATTGCAAAACGAAACTGTATAATATAAAATGGTAAAGATGAAAGAAGAACACGAAGCAGTTGAAGTGGATGTCTTTGAAATCACTATGGGAGATGTCGAAGACCCTGATCTATTTGTAGGTGCTCCTATTTACGAGTGGCAACAAACAGATGCAGGAAAGTATGTAATGGAACACAGTGACCCAACTGCTAAGTGGGTGAGATCACCATATAATATGGGACATAAATATACAATTAAAGGATATTTCACAGACAAGCAAGTGACATATTTTAAACTAAAATACCAATAGGTTAACATGGCGACTAGAAAAAAGAAAAAAATACAAAACATTTGTGTCACTGGTGGATTAGGATTCATTGGTTCTCATGTCGTAGTTAAATTGATTAATGAAGGACACAAAGTTGTTATCCTAGACACTAAGACTGATTACGGTATTATTAATAAAGCAGAACTTGATGCTGTGATGCAAGAAAGATTCTTTGGCATTGCAAATAGAATAACTGATTCAGTTAGTCTAAACATTTATACCATTGATGTTGCAAATCCTGAACTAAAAACTTTGTTTGAAAAAGAAAAGTTTGATAGTGTTATTCATCTAGCAAGTTTCCCAAGACAGAAAGTTGTCAATGCTGATCCAACACAAGGTTCTAAAGTAATGAGTGAAGGCTTGTTAAACTTATTAGAACTAAGCAGACAAACTAATGTTAAACGTTTTTCTTATATTAGTTCATCAATGGTATACGGAGACTTTACAGATAACGTAGTCGAAGATGCAGTATGTGAGCCTAAAGGTCAGTATGCTATAATGAAGTATGCTGGAGAGTTGTTAGTCAAAGATTACACTAGACAATACGGACTAGATCATACTATCATTCGTCCTAGTGCTGTCTATGGGCCCTTAGATGTCTGTGACAGAGTTATCTCTAAGTTCTTTATCAATGCATTAACAGGAGAAAAGATAACAGTTAATGGCAAAATGGAAAAACTAGATTTCACATTTGTTAATGATGTTGCTACAGGTATTGTTCAAGCAACTACAAGTCCTAATGCAAAAAACGAAACATACAATCTTACTAAATCAAAGGGCGTAACACTATATGATGCCGCACAAGCAGTTAAAGATATTGTAGGTAAAGGTAATATCGAAGTTAAGCAAAAAGACAAAGATTTTCCTAGTCGAGGAACTTTAAGCATAGAAAAAGCAAAAGAAGACTTTGATTACAATCCAATAACTGATCTAAAAGATGGCTTGAACATTTACTACACTTGGTTAAATCATTCTAGTTACTGGCAAGAACAATTAAATCCTAAGAAAGATGAGATTAAAGTTACTCCTATTACTCAGTTAAAAAATGTTACAGAAGTAAAACCTAAGAAAAAAACAAAAGCAAAACCTAAAGCAAAACCTAAAACAAAAGCAAAGCCAAAACCGAAGGCAAAATGACCGAGTCGTTTTGTGTCTTACCTTGGGTAAACATCACAGTTGACCCTGACGGCGCAATCAAGCCTTGCTGTATCTCACATGACTATATCAAAAAAGAAGATGGCACTAAGTTTAACTTAGGCTATGATTCTATCGATGACATTTACAATAGTAAAGAGTATGTCGAAATAAGACAAAAGATGTTAGATAACGAATACATTTCTGGTTGTGATGTATGTTATCATAATGAAAAAACTGGTCGTCAAAGTCGTAGACTTATCAACAACGAACAATACAAAGATGTTGTTCCTACTACAACTGAAAGTAATCTTAAAATAAAGTTCTTTGATTTACGTTTTGGTAATCTATGTAATCTTAAATGTAGAATGTGTAGTCCTGCTAATAGCAATCAAATTGCAAAAGAAATCACTGAAATAAACAATGAAGAGTATTCTAAATTCTATCCTTTGTTTGACTTAGATTCAGAAGAATGGTGGGAGACAGATACGTTTGATGAAAACATAAAAAGTCAAGTAGACAATATAGATACGATTTACATGACTGGTGGCGAACCTACTGTTATTGAAAAAAACTTTGATATCATGCGTGAACTAATAGAGTTAGACAAAAGCAAAGACATTACATTGATTATCAATACGAATCTTACAAACACAAATAAAAGATTCTATCAGTATCTGCCTAACTTTAAGTCAGTCATACTACAATTAAGTATCGACGGCTATGAAGGTGTACAAGAGTATCTAAGATACCCTAGTCGATTTAGTCAGATTGATGAAAGTATACACAAACTAATCGAAATGGAGAACGTTAAACTATGGGCGACTCCTGTTATTCAAATAGGAAATTTAAACAAGATAGTTGATTTGTTTAAATACTTTGAAGACATTAACATGAAAGCAAACAAAGCATTAATAGATATTAGACCTATCATATTACAAGATCCACAGCATTTAAATATTGATTATTTGCCAAAAGATTTCAAATTAAAAGCATATGCAAAAATACATATGTGGATGCTAGAATGTAAATTTCAATCGCAGATATTTAAAGATACGATAAATGCTTTACGGAAAAGATGTCAACAAGAAACGAAAGATATAAACATGTTGAAAGAGTACATAAAGTTTAACGATTTATTAGATGATCACAGAGGACAGAGACTAGCAGATTGTAACTACGATTTGCATACACTATTAAACGAATATGATTAAGTATTTTGGATTAGATAGACAATATACACAACTGAAAGATGAGTTGCTAGATGCAACCGATTCAGTGTTGTCCAGTGGTAGTCTTAATGATGGTATATATGCACAAAAATTTGCAGACTGGTTATCGATAAAAACTAAAGCACATTATGTCATACTATGTCATAGTGGAACACAAGCATTAGAGATCATTGCTCGTTATGAAAGAGACACATCTCCAGACCAAGACCCTTATGCAGAATGGGAATATGATAAAGAAACATACAGAACAATCAGAGTTCCTAATCTGACATATCCTGCAACAATGAATGCATTTCTAAGTGCTGGGTTGAAAGTAGAACTAGCAGATACAGACAGAAATGGTATTATCGTTCCACAAGAAGAAGATGAATTACAAAAGATTGAATGTCATGTCGGTCTCTTCGGAGCACCTACTACTCAAGTAGAAAGTGATAATGGTATAGCAGTCTTAAACAATAATGTTGCAATCATAGACGGAGCACAACATTGGTTGATAGCAGACGGCAACATAGGCACTGCAATGGCAATTAGTTTCGATCCTACTAAAAATTTAAATGCTTCGGGTAATGGTGGAGCCATCGTTACAAACAATCAAGCCTTATATGAATTTGCTAGTCAATGGCGAGACAACGGTAAGCCTCATCATTTCTATTCTGGTACTAACTCTAAAATGAGTGAATTAGATTGTGCCCATTTAATGGTTAGAACAAACTACATTGATGAATGGCAAGAACGTAGAAAGCAAATTAGACAATACTACATAGATCGATTTAAACATATTCAGCCATTAAGATGTTTAAGTGAAGGCTTTGAAACTCATGCTGATTCAAAATTTGTAATCTACTCTTCTACAGAACGTGATGGAATACGTGACTGGTTATTAAGCAAAAATATAGAAACTAGAATACATTATGAGACTTCTCTGTCTGAATTGCCAATTACAGATAACATGACCAAGCCTGATTTCATGTCTACAAGTACACTTCTTACACGATCATTGTTAAGTCTTCCTATGTATCCTGAACTGACTGATGCAGAAGTTGAAAGAGTTGCAGACGAAATTTGCATTTATTACCAACCATAATGCTAAATACTAGTATATTATAGGAGATATGCGAATGGCATTAGGAATTATTGATTCAGTAATAGGAGTAGCGGCTCCATTACTAGACAAATTTATTGTCGATAAAGACAAAAAGGCCGAGTTTGAACATGAACTCAAAATGGTCTTACACAACGCAAACTTACAACAAAATCAAATCAACTTAGAACAAGCAAAGCATCCAAGTATTTTTGTAGCAGGGGCAAGACCAGCAATCATGTGGATATGTGCATTTGGATTAGCATGGTCTTATGTTCTAGCACCAATTGCTAATTGGGGTGTTGCGATCAGTGGAGCAGAAGTTATACTTCCAGTGATTCAAACAGAGGGCTTGATGACTCTTACATTGTCTATGCTAGGTCTAGGTGGTATGCGTAGTTTTGAAAAGATGAATGGATTGGCAAGAGAGAATATGAAAGCCACTCCACCAAAACAATAAGATTGTTACTCGCCCAATCGCATAAATACTATATAAGATTGGGATAAACATATGGCTGTAAACTACGAAATTATTAATATTGGGGCATTACCAAACGATGGTTCTGGTGATCCGTTAAGAGTCGCCTTTGGCAAAATAAACAATAACTTTGCGACTCTATCATCGACTGCTATTATATCATCAAACAGTTACACAACTGGTAATACGGCAGGACAAGTCATTTGGGAATACCCAGCAAACGCATTTACATTAGGTTCATTCTTTATTAAATCTAATGATCCTGGCACTATTGATCAACAAGATGTCAGATTAGATGCACAACTAAGTGCTAACTCAGCCAATATTAAATTCTCAGCATATTCATCTACACAATGGGGAAATGTTTTAATACCAGGAAGCGGTTATGACATGGATGTCACTTCTGGTAATGTTAGAATTACTGTTGACCCTGATGTTGCAAACGTAAGTGGATCACAATCATTGTTTCATTTTATTAATTCTTCAGTTATGTTCCAAGGCGAAGCACCAGCAGGCTTACCACTAGCACTAGATGGTTATGTAGACTCTGAACTAGCAACTGAAATCAACGACATAATAACAACTGAAGAAACACCATAATGAGAGCAAAAGAATTTATAACTGAAGATAACGCACCTGGTAAACTAACCAAACGTCAACGTTACGGTTCAAGAGGAATGCATAAGTTCCAAGATGTAGATGGTAGAGATAGAATCTACGAATTGAATCGTGTAATGATGGCTCTTGCTCAAGCAAACGGTAATAGTGGTGCAGATGATGGCATTGATTTAGATTCAGAAAGTTGGATTGGTACAAGTAACATGGCTGTGCCATATACTGAAGTAGAATCTAATATGTTAAAGTCTGCATACAAAGCAGTAGGCAGTGAATGGGAAGATTTAAACGGCGGTGATATGAAGTCCGTTGAGTTACCTTCAATCAATAAAGAAAGTCCGATAGAAGGCTTTAAAGGATATCCAAGATAATGTTAAAAGAAATGGCAAAAGACTTTTTCATTAAGTGGCAACAAGCATGTTATGTCTGTTTCCCCATGATGGTACAAGGTGATTTATTTGCTCTTACATTTTCTCATTGGATCAAAGCAAACCAAACAGGAATTATAGCAGGGACTGGAGCAGTCTTATTAGGGTATACTTTCTTAAAAAATTACAAAGATAGAAAATGGTTTCATGGTGTAACTATTGCATTTGCTGTTTTCTTTGCTGATTTAATAGTGCATCCATCGCACTTTGCAGGTGCATTTGGTGAAGCGGCTTTAACTGCGGTTGCATCAGGATTACTTGCAACTTATTTTGTTTACAAACCACTAATGAGTAAAAGATAATGGCAGCCATTAATGTTCCAGTCAAAGGCTTAACAGGATTAATTACAATCTTTGCATATGCCGATGATGCAGTAACTACAATAGCAGATGTACTTGCATCAATCGTTGCCTCTGATGGTATTGCGGTAGGAAACTATTATAACTTAGCACTAGTCAGAGATACTAGTAACGACAATCTTACAACACCTACAGCAACACTTGCATCATTGAACTTTGTAGGTGCAACTGGTACAGATCCTTTCGCCTCAGGCGCTATTGTTAGTGAGACATTTGATAATGCAACACAAACAACTATTCCAGCAACAGATATCTTTCTTACTACACCAGCATCTACTATAAATGCTCCTGCTAGTACGTTACAGTTTAGACAAGAGTTAAGAGTATCAGAAGTAGCAGAACTTAACAGAAAAGGCGGAGCAACTGGCAATGTCAATCTACCTGCATACAATGCATTAAACACTGCTAACTTAGACTTGCTACCTGCTAAGTATGTTGGCAATACAGCAACTCCTACTTCAACAGTACCACTCGCAACTAGTCGTCCTTGGACATAGAAAAATATTATAAGCCATTGACCTGCTCATAAATATTAGTATCTAAAACACGATGCTGAGGAGCAATTTAAATGGATATACCGTTCGACATAAACAACACCCTAGATTTAATCAAATTAAAATTTTATAACGAATGGTTATATACTGCTCACATCTATGATGAAGGCGATAGTCCATTTCATAAAGATTTAACAAGCCAAATTGTAACACAATACATTGATCCATTAGAATTAGATAAAGATGCTCACATCCTTGACTTAGGTTGTGGTCCTGGATATTTCTTAGATGAAATGAAACACCGTGAATTTACTAATGTAACTGGTGTAACTTTGAGTCCAGGTGATGTGCAACTTTGTACAGAAAAAGGACATACTGTTAAAGGCTATGATTTATCATTTTTACCTCAGAAAGATGGTTACTATGATGAAAGTGTGGACTTTATTTTCTTACGTCATGCATTAGAACATTCACCTTATCCTATCTTTAGTTTGATGGAATACAATCGTATTCTTAAGCAAGGCTCAAAGATTTACATTGAAGTGCCTGCTCCAGATTGTGCCCGTCAACATGAATGGAATCTAAATCATTATAGTATTTTTGGTCATCAACAATTGGCCGCATTACTAAACAGATGTGGATTTAAGATTGAATTGTTTAATAATTTAGAATTTAAGTTAGAACAAGAAAACGACAAAGGCGAAAAAGTTCCTGTTGATGAACATTACTATTGTATTCTAGCCACAAAAGATCGCCCGTTAGATATTAAATAATGCGTTTAGTTGCATTTGGATGCAGTTACACACAGGGTATTGGTTTAAATGGTCTTGATTATACTTATAGTCGATATTATGATAGTCCAATAGAGTCTGTTCTTAAAGTTAAATCTGCAAGTAACGATGCTTGGCCACATTTATTAGCAGATAAACTAGATTTAGAATGTGTTAATTTAGGACAAGGAGGAAACAGTTCTAAATTTGTATTCCAAATGATTAGAGAGTTTGAATTTCAGGAAACTGATATAGTTGTGATTCAATGGCCACAGCCTGAAAGACACGTTATCTGGCAAGGTGACATAGAAGGATATAATACTTTATTGCAAATAGCACCAGGATACGGACATGCAGTACATTATTATCGACATTATTACACAACCTTTGATGCTTGTTACAATACTGCGGTGTATATAGAAAATACACACACATATTTAAAAGATAAATGTAAGGCATTGTACTCAGTTAGTTATAATGATACTGAGCAGATGATTGAGAATGAAACATTACAAGCAACATTTCCTATTTTAGCAGACGTAGGAAAATTTTTCATTACCAAACTTGGTGATGATATTTGTGCTGACGGTCATCCTGGAAAAACTTACCATGAAGAGTTTGCTAATCGAATGGCGGAGAAAATACAATCTTAACTTTTATAAAATATACATTATCTTGGATTAGTCAACAATTGGCGATTCCATTTTGGGCAGTAGGGCATTTACACTTAAGTCTTAGAATGGATATCTACCAAGACGTACATATGATCATAGCCTCAGTGGGTATGAATGTTCTTGTTGCTATAGGTTTCTTTTTAGATTACCAAGATTATAAAAAGTCACACTAAACTCTACTAAATACTAGTATGAGCAATTTTAATACAAGTGGTACAGGCGAATTAGTCAAACCCGCATACAAAAAAACGCACTTCAAAGACCAGACAGAAGTTGATGATTTTGTAAAGTGTTGTGACCCTGATACTGGTTATCTATACTTTATGGATAACTTCTTTTACATTCAACATCCAACGCAAGGATCAATTCAATATCATCCTTATGAATACCAAGAACGATTAATCGACACATATCATAACTACCGTTATTCAATCGCATTGATGCCTAGACAATCAGGTAAGTCTACATCAGCCGCAGGTTATCTATTATGGTATGCTATGTTTGTACCTGATGCTACAATTCTAATTGCCGCACATAAGTACACAGGCTCACAAGAGATCATGCAACGTATCAGATATGCATATGAAGCATGTCCTACGCATATTAAAGCAGGTGTAACTACGTACAACAAAGGCTCACTAGACTTTGAGAACGGCTCTCGTATCGTCTCAGCAACGACTACAGAGAACACAGGTCGTGGTATGTCTATTACACTTCTATACTTAGATGAGTTTGCATTCGTAAGACCTACAATTGCAGAGCAGTTTTGGACTTCTATCACACCAACACTAGCAACAGGTGGTAAAGCAATTATCACATCTACTCCAAACTCTGATGAAGATCAGTTTGCATTGATTTGGAAACAAGCAAATAAGAATATTAATGCACAAGGAGAAGAAACAGAACTAGGTGTTAATGGATTTAAACCCTTTAGATCATATTGGAAAGAACAGCCTGGTCGTGATGATAAATGGGCAGAAGAAATTAAAGCACAGTTAGGTGATGACAGATTTGCACGTGAGATTGGTTGTGAATTCTTAATCGCAGACGAAACTTTAATAAATCCTAATACACTAATCATGTTAGAGTCAGTAGAACCTGTTAATAGAATGGGACAAGTCAGATGGTTTCAAAAACCCAAAAAGGATATGGTCTATGTATTAGGACTAGATCCGTCATTAGGTACAGGTGGAGACCCAGCCGCTATACAAATCTTTGAAGCAAATACTACTACACAAATAGGCGAGTGGAAAGATAATAAAACTGATATTCCTCAACAAATTAAGTTACTAGGACAGATTACACAACATATTGCAGAAATAACTGGTGAACCAAATAACATCTACTACTCACTAGAAAACAATTCGATCGGAGAAGCGGCTTTAGTATCATTATCAGAGTATGGTGAATCAAACATTCAAGGTATCTTCTTAAGTGAAAAGGGTAAAAAACGTAGAGGATATAACACAACACAAAAAGTAAAACTTGCGGCATGTGCTAAGATGAAAACATTGATGGAAAGCAAGAAAATGAATGTTAAAAGTAAAGCATTGATCAGTGAATTAAAAACATTTGTTGCATCTGGTGGCAGTTACGCCGCTAAGATAGGAGACAACGATGATTTAGTAATGGCTACATTACTTGTAGTACGTATATTGCAAGACATTACAGACTTCCATAGTGATTTGACAGAGCATATGCGTGACCATGATGAAATGGTTGCACCCTTGCCGTTCTTTGCTGTGATTAACTAAAAGAGATAAATAATACTATGGCAATCGATCAGGAATCATTTAATAAACGTTTATACGACCTCTTAAAGACTCATGGCTACAACCCTGTGGCTAAGAACTCAAAGAATGAGAAACTCCCAGTACCACAAGAAGCAGATATTTTTGAATTTGACTTCGTTAAAGATGGTGAAAATTACGGAAAGGTATGGGCAACAATCAATAAAGCAAAAAATTTAGAAATTTATTATAGTGATGATGTAGCATCAAGCCCTCCTGGAAAAACTCCAGGAAAAGAATATGACGATTCATGGCATGGACTAATAAAACAATTAAAGCAATGGGCAGGTCGTAAACTACTGTCTTTTGAACTAAAAGACATGTCTAATTTAAACGATGATATGACGCAACGGAAATGGCACGATATGAAAGAAGTAACTAATGAAGGTTATCATGCAGTTAATAAAACAACTTCATACAATGATAATATACCAAATGTAAAAGTTGTTATTCAACATGATAGACAAATCGGTGAAGGTGAACAACGTTGGAGAAACGTTCATAAAATCTTTGTAGAAAATACAGAAGGCGAAAGATTCGCAGTCCCAACTAAAATGCCTGGCATTGCAAGAGTATATGGTAGACATGTAGCAGAAGGTGGAACTCCTTATGATGATCGTGGTAAGCACATCACTTCATTAGTAGAAGAATATACTAAGATGGCTGGCTTTGTTCGTGCTACTCGTAGAGGTGAATTCAACGAGTCAGTGGCACAACTAATAGAAGAAGGTGTCAATCATCATAAATCACTAAGAGAATCTTTGCAAAAGATGAGAAGTCATAGAGGATACAATGCTTACTTTGAATCATGGACTCCGCCATTAATGGAAGACGATGGTGATTCATCAAGTATTGCTGAAATGTTTGCACAAGGAACAATTGATCCAAGAATCGAAAGTGTTTTACCTATTCTCAACAGATTAAACAGTGGCATCATCAATGAGATTGAAGAAGTCAATGAGTTAGATCAATGGGCTAAAGGCATTACAGAAATCACAGAAGAAGTGATAGAAGAAGAAAAAAGAGATACACATTGCTCAGCCAAATGTTGTGGAGCAGATGTAAAAGCAGAAGACTGTGGTTGTCCTGCAGATTGTCCTCATTGTAACTGCAATGCAAAACTTGAAGAAAACATCTCTGACAACAAAGAACCAACTATTGACCAAGAAATGGATTCATATTTTGGATCTAAGCCTGGTCACTTAGAAGAAGCCCATGGTCTTGCTGATAAGGTGAAAATGACAAAGCAAGGAGAAGGTATAGCAGACGAACAAATTTACATTATCCATAAGCAGACTACGAGCCAACCTAAAAGAATACAACAAGTACAGAAAGCACAGGAACTAATCCGAAAACGTAAGTTGGAATTACAAACTGAAGATGGATTTGATGCGGATACAAATAGAGAGTGGTATATATTAATCGCCACTGAACAACGTTATAATGCCTACCTCGCTGGTGATACCAAACCACTAACAGTTAATGTTGTCGATGATGCATTCGCAACCGCAGAAAAAGAATTAAGTAAAGACAAAACAGACATAACACCTCTCAAAAAATCATCCTTGTCATTGCCAGGTATGATTGCTAAAGGAATGGAACTAGCAAATCCTTATAATCAACCTAAACAGTCAAACATCGACCCTAAAGACCGACGAGTTGCTGAAGAAAAAGACAACAAAGGTTTTACTGATAAAGAAATTAAGATGGCATTTGGTATAGCAAATGACAAAAGATACAAAGACGGTAATATGTCAGGTGCAATTAAAGCAATCGAAGGCATTAAGAAAGGATTATCAGATCACCCGTCAGTTAAAAATGTACTTGATAAGACTCAAGGGCTACAAGAAACTAAATCTGGTGGACAAACATTTGCTGGAAATTATAAAACAGGCAAAGCAGGTCAATGGAGAAACACAGGGCCAACTAAAGGAAGACCTGCAAAAGTAGGTGATTTAGTTGGCGCAGAAAGTGCAGAGCCAAAAAAAGCAATGCTTGAAGATGAAGAATATGATGCATTATCTGATGGTGATATAATTCTATTAAGAAACGGTGATGAGTATACAATTAGTCATAACCCAGATGGAACAATTGATGCTATAGCAGATGAAGGAAACATAGTAATAGATTTCGATGAACTTAAAGATCAAGTTGTTAATGTTGGTGATCCTGCAGATAGAAAAGATCATACACCTGATAACATGCCCACAGAAGGCATAGGCGGTCAAGTAGGCCAATTTATGGACGAGATCACTGCTGATGAACCAGAAGATGTATACGAAGCAGATAATTCAGCATTAGTCAAAAGAGCAATGGAAAGATTTAAAGGCATTGATAAAAAAATGGCTCAGAAAATAGCAAATGCAGTGAAGCCAAAAGGAACAATTAATTCTAAACTATATGTAGAATTAGGTGATCTTTATGATAAGAAAGATATGAAAGGTGTTGAGGCTTTACTTAAAGAAGCATTTGCATGGGACGAACTCGATGAAGCCGAAAATTCACCAGATGGAAACGTTGGTGCTGACGATGATGGAAATAATGATAAGTATAATCAAAATGCAAATCAAGTACAAGATCGTAAGAGCATACAAGAAGGTGATGATTTGCTCGCCATTATAAGAAACATCAAAATTTAAAGAGTTAGATGGCAGACAAGAAAAAGAAACAATCGAAAGTCTACATGATACCGGAGTGTGAGACTAGAAACTCTCACACTTATCATTACACTGCTATTAAGACAAAAAACTTAACTGTTAATAATCAAAAGTTAAGATTCAAAAAATACAATCCAGTTAAACGAATACATGAATGGTTTGTGGAAGCAAAATTACCCCCACATACCAAATAGTTATTTACTCAACATCATTCAAAGGATTTTCTAAGATCGTTTGAATTCTTTCTTCTAATTCTTTTCTCATCTCACGCATTTCTTTGTCTTGCTCTTTGAAACGTTCTTGCATCTCACGCTCCATCTCATAAACATCATCACGTACTTCACGTTGAGTTTTTGATGATTCACTTTCTACTCTACGTGCTAAACGAGATGCTTCTGTAATCTCTCCTTGCAAGTTATCTTTGATAACTTCTGTAAGTTCAGTCAATCTGACAATCTCTTGTTCAATTACTTCTGGTTGCAGATTTTCTAATTTTTCTTCTGCTTCAAGTAATCTATTATAGAGTTCAAAGCCTCCCCATAAACCACCTATTAATGTTCCTAATAAAGGTAAAATGATAAGCAGTTTACTGCCACTCATCTTAATGCCTTCGTATTCTACACTTGCCATAATATACTCCTATTGTTTACTGCTAAATGCTTTTCCTGCTTCAGCAATACCAAATGATCCTAGTGTTACAACAACAAACGATGTATAGATAAAGTCTGATATGACTAAATCTGTGCCGTCTAATCCTGTCACTAAGTCTACTACACCAAACGCAACCATCATAAAAAACGATGCAAAGCCAATGATTGATTTTTCATTGATTTTGTTGTCGTCCATAAATAGGCCACTAATAGTAAACTTTTCTTTTGGTTTCACTTCATGGGAAACTTTTCTTAAGTCTTTGGTCAATGCTTCCATCTCTTTGATTTTGTCATTAGCCTCGTCTAATTTTAGAAGTAGATCAGTATACTTGTCTAAATCTAAGTTTTGAACGACTCCGTCGCCGCCCTCGATTTTGATGTTTTCTTCACTCATTATTTTTGCTCCTGTGTTTCTTCATCTGGATTAATTCCATATTGCATAAGAACCATCTTATACAATTTTTCTTGTGTGTTGCCAGCCATACGATAGAATCCCATTTTGTTGTCATCTATCCTACCATCTGGCATTTGTTTTTTGTCAAAGAAGCCTGCATTTCCTTGACTATATACTTGCTCACCTGTATAAGCACTGAATCCTGCTGTATAACCTATATAAGCAACAGCAATAGTTTGGTCTGCATAACCACCGTCATCAGTAGGTTCGCCTTCTTGTATATTCTGTAGTTGAGCCTCTAAGTTTGCTTGTGCAACTGTAGCGCCAACAGAGTCTGCTAGACTCTCAACTGCTTCTGTAGTACGTTGTTCTTGTGCTGAGTTCTGTACTTCAAAACGTTGAAAGTTTGGTGCTTGTTGACTTAAAAATTCAGTCAACCCTGTACCAGTCGCCAATGCTTCAGTTAAACTATCTTCAAACTGTACGTCAGTACTACTAATTCCACCAGTACCGTCATCAAAGTTTTCCACAAATAACTGTTCTTCTTGCATCATTTCTTGTTGTTGTACAGCAACTTCAAAGGCAGAAGTCTGTACAACGTCTACAGACGTGCTAGAGACATCAATAGCAGTGTCTACTTGACCAGTTACTTGTTCAAATTGTTGTTGACTTGAACTGTCTGCAATTGCACCAGTCGAATCACTACTAGATGAACTAGCAACTGATTGTGAACCAGTGTTATTAAAACTGCTACCGTCTTGACCTGCGAAACTTTGTGATGCACCTGAATCAACTTGCACTGACGCAGAGGCTCCACCGTCACTAATTACATCTTCAATAACGTTGGCAGTTTGTGCATCATCTGAGACTGCGGAAGCAATCTGTGCAATAGCAACACTTTGATAAGAAGGTCTTGACTTAGAAGACGAGCCAGAACTTGAAACAGCCTGTTCTGCTTCTTTCTCTACACGAACTTCTTCTTGTGCTATTTCTTCACGGACTTCTTCTTGTTCTTCTTCTACGATTAATACTTGTTCCTCGATCACTTCCTCTTCTCTTATTTCTTCAGTAGATTCTTCAGCAGTTAATTCTTCTAATTCTGCTTCACTAATTAATTCTTCAAATGCCTCATCTTCTACGATAAGTTCAAATACTTCATCAGATTCTACAAAGATTTCTTCTTCAGTGTAATCAGGCATTAACTCATCATCTTGTGCTATCCAAACTTCTTCTTCAGGAGCACCTTCAACAAATGTGTCCCAATTGATTTGACCTTCTTCATCAAATTCTATGTTTTCGTGCCATTGATCAACTTCTTCTTGTCCATATGTTGCAACATCATGTTCATACCAATCTTGGTCTGTGAACGAATAAAAATCGTCTCCGTATGTTTCAACCATACCCTCTAATCGTTCTGTTTCTTGTTGTTGAAATTCTTCAGTTGCCCAAACATCAGCAGTAAGTGTGTCAATGTTACCATTAGGATCCCATTCAAGTGACTGTTGTTGCATTGCAGTATCATGTAATTGAGTATCATAGTTTTCTAATCCACCTACAGTGTCTAATACATAGTCACCCGGTCTGTGCCCGTTGAATTGTACTGCTAATGGATCTTCTCCTAATGCGGCTATGTGTTCTTGCCCCATTGTTACAAACATAGCATCTTGCGGGGAAAGTCCTTGATCGACAAGCATTTGTTGTTCTGTGTTTAAGTCATCATATGAGATGTTAGGATCAAGTCTAGGGTCATATACACCACCTTCCATCCAGGGTTCATCACCAAAGTCACCATTGACACCTCCGTCATCATAGACATAACCATCATTGTATACAGATCCATCTGTATTGTATTGTTCTCCAGTATTAGGATCAGTCATTAATCCTGTAGTTGGATCGTAACCTCCTGAACTAGTAGCAATAATTGCGGCATCATACCCAGGACAACTTGGATCATACAATGGATCAATTTCACACATCAACCCTTGATCTACTTCATTGCCTTCATATAACTCACATCCACTATCATATTGTGAATCTAAATTACATTGATATTCTAAATATGCTAGATCATACAATAAACAATCTGTTGAATATAAAGGATTGCTTTGACATTGTACTGGTTCACCGTCTGCTTCTGAATATAGTATACCTCCACCGTCTTCTAAGTATCCACCATCCATATCATCAAAAGTATTGTCAACACTACCATCACCTAAGTTATCTGTATTGTCATCATAAAATAGATATTGAGTATAGTTTGTATTGCTTTTTTGTTCTCCGATCAAAACATCATGGTTTATGATATCTAAATCACCATACAAAAATCCATAGTTGTCAGGTTTGTTTACTTCTGCTCTTTCTGAATCAGTACAGGCTATTCTTGTATTACTGTCTCCGCATTTTGCATTAGAGTCGTTGTAATCAAATATGTAAACTTCAAAACTATTTTCTGATACTCTATTGTATTCTCTTAAATTATACCAACCGAATATGGCATAATCATCAAATGCTTTATATAATAATGCACTGTTACTGTTTCCCCCAATCAAGTCAGTATAAAAGGGAAAAAGAGTATCAGTTACATGTTTAGTATAACCTTCTTCTCCACTACCTAATTGATTTGGTGTGTAGTCGTAGCACATCAAACTGTTCCAATTACCAATGCTGTAATCTTCTTTTACTAATTTAAGACAACCATTCGTACTCATTACTGCGGCAGTATACGAGTCGTTATGCCACTCCCATGAAAAACCAAATTCCATTCTTACATAACAACCACTGTCATCACTAAATGAACCATAGTTATCTGTAACTATGGTTTTACAACCTGACACACCAGTCAGACCACTACGAGTCAAATCATACAAATCTCCGTAATTTCCAGTAACTGAGTAAATGGTATTGGTGCCGTCGGCATTCGACTCGTTATAGTCAGGAGGATTGTATTGTGCTACCGCAAACATGGGTAGCATCAATAGTAATGATATTATTGTGAATCGTGCCATTCTGCTTCACAACTCTTAGTAGATTTACGTCTTCCTTTAAAGTCAGGTCTAGTACATTTTTCTAAATAAGCGGCTTCATCAGCAGATACGTTTGATATTTGGTCAACTTCAATTTTGTCAGAACTGAATACGCCTAAGATTTTACTCTTAACACCTTTCTTTTGATCAGGACGTCTGTCTTCATTCTTTTCCCATCTGTCAGAAGCGGCTGGTCCAATTGCACCCATATACGGACAAGGTGTTCCTGCCATTTCCATTGCTTGAAATACTCTAGGATCCTGACACATTAATGATACTGCGGCTACTTTCATACCCATATCATATATTGTTTTGGACAACTTGATTCTTTCACAGTTCATGTCTCTAACAGACTTACCACCTGATAAACCGAATACTTGACCCTGAAACGCTCCAGACACACCTGTTGTACATAAGTCTTGTGAATAACTAGACCCGATACTCGGTGCAATCGCACTTGCTGGTGGTGCCTTAGTTGTGATCTCTTGTTTAATAGTTTGATCAGTTTTGTTTATGTTGGTGTTGTTATTCGTATTAGTGTTCTCATTTTTGTTCTCTGACTTGTTATTAGTCGTTACATTAGAATCACTTGTACTGGTCGAAGTGTTGTTATTGTTATTGGTGTTATTCGAGGTCGTATTATTGTTATTCGTGTTAGTATTGTTTGAAGTACTATTAGAATTTACATTTTGGTCAATATTAGAATTGTTGTTATTCGTATTGGTGTTATTCGAGGTACTGTTTACCGTACTATTGTTGGTATTGTTATTGGTATTGGTATTGTTACTAGTCGAATTATTGGTGTTATTGTTCGTGTTAGTATTGGTATTAGTCGAAGTATTGTTATTCGTATTGTTATTGGTATTGGTATTGGTACTTGTTGAAGTATTGGTATTATTGTTTGTGTTATTATTGGTATTATTGTTTGTATTGGTATTGGTCGAAGTACTAGTATTGGTATTATTGTTCGTGTTAGTATTGGTACTAGTCGAAGTATTATTATTAGTATTGTTATTAGTGTTGGTATTGGTATTGGTGTTCGTATTGGTATTGGTGTTAGTATTGGTATTATTGTTCGTATTGGTATTAGTAGAGGTGTTGGTGTTAGTATTGGTATTAGTCGAGGTGTTGGTATTCGTATTTGTGGTAGTACTTGTAGAAGTACTTGCTTCACAATTCTCGGTACCCGCTGTACAGGTGCCAGTGGCCTGTGCAGAAATATTTGGCGTATATGCCATGGCAATAAATAAAAGTGCAAATGCAATCGATAGTCGCATGTTAGAATTTATGAACATATGTAGTTTTCCTATATAGAAATGAGGTTAGCACTTGTATTTAGTATTTGGGAAAAATAAAACGCTACTAGACTATCGGTTCCATTTGTTTTTTATACTTTTTTTATCTTTTGGTACAACCGGGGATAAATAGTAGTTGACTCAGGAAGATATTAGTGTATAATAGATTCATGTGTCAAAAATTGTTTTTAACAAAAACTACACTAGTGAGACTTCGGTCTTGCGACAACTAAACGAAAGCTAAAATTAAAGCACATTATAGGAGAAACAATATGGCAAGTCTAGCTGACATCCGTGCCCGTCTCGCGGCACAAGAAAATAAACCTACAGGGAATTATCCCCAATCTGACGGAGCGATTTATCCTCATTGGAAAATGGACGAAGGTGCATTAGCATCATTGCGTTTTTTACCCGATGCTGATACTGGTAACTCATTCTTTTGGATTGAACGACAAGTCATCAAATTACCATTCAATGGTATTAAAGGTGAAGTAAATTCAAAACAAGTGACTGTTCAAGTTCCTTGTGTTGAAATGTTCGGAGAAAATTGTCCTGTACTAGCAGAAGTTCGTCCTTGGTACAAAGACGAAACTCTAAAAGAAATGGCTAACAAATACTGGAAGAAGAGAAGTTATCTTTTTCAAGGCTTTGTACGTCAAAACCCAATTGGGGAAGACAATACTCCTGCGAATCCTATTCGTAGATTTGTTATTTCACCTCAAATCTTTCAAACGATCAAGTCTTCATTGATGGATCCTGAAATGGAAGAGTTGCCAACTGATTACATGCGTGGTCTTGATTTCAACATTAAGAAAACGACTAAAGGTCAGTATGCTGATTACTCAACATCATCATGGTCTCGTAAAGAAACTGCATTGACTGAAGTAGAACAAGCGGCTATTGAAGCACATGGTCTATTCAACTTAGCAGACTTCTTACCTAAGAAGCCAAGTGAGTCAGAACTCAGAGTCATTAAAGAAATGTTCGAGGCATCAGTAGATGGTCGTCCATACGATACTGACAAGTTCGGTGCTTACTATCGTCCATATGGTGTTGATGCACCTACAGGAACTCCAGCACCGGCCCCAGCGCCAGCGGCTGAAGTAGCAACTCCAGTAGAAACATCTACTCCGTCGGAACCAGTAGTCGAAACTGCACCAGCAGTAGAAACTCCTTCAGCGGCTCCAGTTGAAAATGCTGAGCCATCTAGTGATAAAGCACAAGACATTCTAGCAATGATTCGTGCAAGACAAAACAATTCGTAAGAATTGCGAGTCTGGGGGAGGAAACTCCCCCATATTTGTAGGAGAAAACTATGACACTACCAGACGAAAGATTTAGAGCCCTTAAACAAGGGAAGAAATTATTAGAAGAACTTTGCGATCCAGGCAAAACTCCACGTGTACCAAGTCTTATCAGAGATAGGGCAAGGGCGGCACTGAGACATTATCCTGCTGATTATGATTTAGATGATATGGCAGTGGCCTGCCCAGAAATCTTGCAAAAGCCTTCTAACTCTAGTAGAATTAACAATAAACAATCTAATCAATAGGAGTTAACGTGGCAAAACCATTTGACGTTTCCAAATTTAGGAAAGACATAACCAAATCTATCGATGGCTTATCGATAGGTTTCAACGATCCAACTGATTGGATCTCAACAGGTTCATATGCATTGAACTATCTTATTTCAGGAGACTTTGACAAAGGTGTTCCTCTAGGTAAGGTAACAGTCTTTGCAGGTGAATCAGGCGCAGGTAAATCATACTTTGCCGCAGGCAACATTGTAAAGTCAGCACAAGATCAAGGCATCTTTGTAGTCTTAATTGACACAGAGAACGCACTTGATGAAGCATGGCTACAAGCATTACAAGTTGACACTTCAGAAGAAAAACTTCTTAAGTTAAGCATGAGTATGATTGACGATGTAGCAAAAACTATATCAACCTTTATGAAAGATTACAAAGCAATGGCAGACGAAGAACGTCCTAAAGTGTTATTTGTAATTGACTCATTGGGTATGATGTTGACACCAACTGATGTTGATCAATTCGACAAAGGTGACATGAAAGGTGATATGGGTCGTAAGCCTAAAGCACTAACATCATTAGTAAGAAACTCTGTTAACATGTTCGGTAGTTATAACGTTGGACTTGTTGCAACTAATCATACATATGCATCGCAAGATATGTTTGACCCAGATGATAAAATATCAGGTGGTCAAGGCTTTATCTATGCATCAAGTATTGTTGTTGCTATGAAGAAGATGAAACTGAAAGAAGATGCGGCAGGGAATAAAATCTCTGAAGTAAAAGGTATTCGTGCAGGCTGTAAAGTAATGAAGACTCGTTATGCAAAACCTTTCGAGGGTGTGCAAGTGAAGATTCCTTATGAGACAGGCATGAATCCTTATTCAGGTCTTGTTGACTTGTTTGAGAAATCAGGCGTGTTAACTAAGCAAGGCAATCGATTGAAGTATATCACTCAATCAGGTGAAGAAATTCTCAAGTTTAGAAAGCCTTGGGAAGCAAACGAAGATGGTTGTTTAGATAACCTTATGTCCGAATACTCTGAAGTTAAAGATGCGTTAGATGTTGTAAATAACGAAGATGCATTGACTAACGAAGAGGTAGACGTAGTATGAATTTAAATGACTTATCAACTGTTTGGGTATTGATTAAACCCAGTATTGAAGATGGTGACCCTAGGGAAGCCGCCGATCTGTTAGTAAATCATTT